GCTGGTAGCTCCAGTGAGTGGATAGTGATCGGCGGAGCCTTCCAATTCCTTCCTCTGTATGTAAACTGCCACCATCTGGGATCGGGCTTGTAGTTGCGGTGCATCATCTCGTTCAATACCAAGTGATGGTATCTAACGATAGAGGCATATGGGTACAGCCATAGCCACCTTGTAGATGGACCATTGCCTCTGCCCCAGCCCTTGCCACGAATAGAGCAGCAGTCTCTATGTAGCGAGGTAAGAAGTGGGGAGGGAAGAGCTGGTATGAGAGAAGGATGATATAGGTACATGGCTATTATACTGGAGGCCTGATCGTCTCATTGAGTGGATTGAAGACTATATCATTTTCGCTTATATTATAGGCCAAGAGTGCCCTCCATATCCGTATTGGATTCATCCCTTCCACTGGTAAATCACTTCGTACCTACTATTGGGAGGCCTTGGTGATCCCTACCCACGGGAGCAGAGTTCCTATATTTAACGAGATCGGCTCCGGCTCTGGCTCGAGAAGTAGAAACGGCAATCCTTGGCTAAATATCAGCAAAGTATGGTAAACTTTTATTTACCAATTATTTTTAATGAAAGTATTGATGGGTCAATCAAAATAGGTTATATTATCAGGGTACAAACAACCAACCCGAGGCAAATAGAAACATTTATTTATTGAGTAATATCGCCTACAAGGTCAACTATACCACGGAATGGGGAACCCCAGACCACTCGGTAGCCAAAGTGATAATGGTAGGCACTCCCAACTTACTAGGCATCTGCCCCAATCTGTTTAACTAAACCGATATACAAACCAAAAAAAAAAGGAGATATCCAAATGTCCCACGAAATTACAGACAAAGACGGTCTCGTACTCTTTCAGAACCCAGCCTGGCACGGCCTTGGCAACATAGTCCAGGAAGCAATGACTCCTAACGAAGCCCTCACCCTCGCAGGCCTGGACTGGCTGGTCGGCTTTCCCTCTTCCCAGTCAGCTACCTTTGACCTCGGGCATGGTGAGCAGATTGTACCCATCAGAGGTGGCCGCACACTCTTCCGCCTTCCCCGTACACCCGATGAGCAGTTCATTGAAATGGGTAACTTCGGCCTCGGCTACAACCCGGTACAGAACCACAAGCTGGCAGAGATGGCTTATGCTTTTGGTGAGCAGGCGAAGGTAGAGTCAGCTGGTTCTGTGATGCAGGGTAAGCGGGTGTGGTTCCTCCTGCAAATGAACAGCCTGGATTTTTCAGGTGATCAGGTGAGTACCTATATGATCCTCTCAAATACTCACGACGGGTCAATGGCCTTCAGTATATTCCCTACATCGGTTCGGGTTGTATGTAATAACACACTCTCGCTGGCTATGGGACAAATGGGTAAGGGTCGATTCATCCGTATTAAACACTCGGCCGATGTTGAAGCCCGTATGAAGGTGGTAGAAGAGACCATCAAAGCTTACAGGGGAATGGAAGATGGGTTTGTGCAGGTGGTCAATGCCCTGCAAGGCCAAAAGGTCAAGTCCGAGCAGGAGATCACTAACTTCTGGAAGCAGATTCAGGAGAAGCTGTACGGAGCCGTCACCAAGCAGAATGAGCGGTTGGTCGTTGAGCGAGCCACTCGCTGGGACGAGATCCTCAAGGGAGAGATGATGCAGCTCGGCGTAGACACCCCAGATTACTGGCTCCTCTCAAATGCAGTCACCAACCAGATGCAGCATCGGGATCCAGCTTGGGGGGAAGCTACCCAGTCCTGGAACGAGAATCAGCTGTACGGCTCACTTTTCGGAGAGATAGCCGTAGATTCTTCCTCCGTATTCAACCTCGCTCTGTCCCATCGCTAATCTGATCACCCCATGGTGGCTATACAAGCCACCTTTTTTCTTTCATCTGACAGAGGAACCTATGAATGCAACCATAGTAGCAAGCAAAGAAACCTACCTACAATACGAAGATCTTTTATTCAACCGGGCCCGTTCCGTATCACTCGATTATGGGGTGGATATGAATGAGTTGGTATCCTACTCCCGCACCTTATTTATGGAAGCGGTAGAAAGCTACGATCCGGCCAAGGGAGCCAGTATGTGTACCCACCTATACCACAAGCTGAAGAAGCTACACCACCTCGGACGCAAGATGTTCAATAACAAAAAGCTACTCTCCCTTACTATCCCCGCAGGCGATACAGGCCTCCTCTACGAAGATGTGATCGCCGATGGTGATTCGAATGCGGAAGACCGGATCCTTTTTGAATACCTCGAAACCTATGCAGAGGCAGACGAATACGCCCTCGCCGTAGCTATACTTGACGGAACCCTAAATCCGTCCAAGGGCAACAAGGCTCGGATGACAGCCTGGGCCGTATATCAAAGGGGCATGAGGGCTGTGGGCTGGGATTGGCCCCGCACCCAGAAGGCTTGGGATGGCCTCACTTCAGTGATGACCAGCTATCGACTCGGGAACGACCACACTCTTCGGTAAAATAGCCATGGTTATACTCATCAAGCCCATCAAGTCCCTTGTTACCTCCTATCATGTAGAGGTTCGGCCCAGCCTTTCGGCTCCCCCCACCCACTCTTACCCAAACGCCACCAGCCTAGTGGAGATCTTCAAGATCATCTCCACCAAGCTACCTAGGAGGGAGGACCACCAGATCGGTTGGATTCATCCCACGGGCCCGCAGCTAGAGGACTTCTACCTCGAGTCTGCCTTCGATATGAAAGGGCGGATGCCCGACTACAAACGGTTCACCAACCACCTCAAGACCATCATCGCTGGGCTGATGCAACTCAAGCCCAAAGGGGATCCCAGTGGTCCTGTATGATAAAATTATCAAAGTGCCACCAGAGGGAGAATTCATCCTCCTGGCCCTCAGTGATTGCTCCCGGCCTATATCCAAGGTGAAGACCCCATCAGGTAGGGAGCTCAATGCCCATGTTGAACTCCTCGCCATCGATGAGGTCGGCGACTTTGTTTTTCATGTGAAGGAAATCCCCCCACCATCCCCACAGGGATCCCCCAAAGATGGCCAAGCTCCGAATCACTGAAGTGACCTGCGACTATTGCTCAGCCCTGATCGGCCACTACCAGTCCGCCGTGGATGACTGTATTAGGGAAGACGGAGCCATCTCCCAGAACGGCCACCACTTCTGTACCAGTGCCTGCCAACTATCATACAGAAAAGCAAAGTCACCCAAAAATAGGTAGTGACCCTACCAAATCACGACCACACCTATACCCGATCCCCCCATCATTCATTTATACTTAGAATGATGACACCGAGTAATAAACCGAGCACCCCAGCAAAACCAGTCAAATTCCGAGGCAAGAATAAGCCTGGGAAGGTTGATGCTAGAGAGGTATCAAACCTGATACCCAACTATAAGGACATCCCCCTGACACTAGGGGAAGCCAGATTCATCATCACCTACCTAACAAATGGTAGAGACTACGGGGAAGCCTATAAGAAGGCCATCTCCGAGGTAGCTAAAGAGAAGACTGCCATACTAGGTGGGGCAAAGATGCTGAAGCGGCCGGAGATCCAAAAAGGCATCCAGGTTGTGATGGATGCAATGCTCAATGAGCGGAAAGGAGAGTTGGAGCACAAGATACTAGATGTCCTGTGGCACCAGGCCTTCTTCGACCCCGCCAAGCTGATAGATGTTGATGGTCGGCCGAGCTTCGAGACTTGGGATGAAGTTCCACTCCCTTTACGATATTGCATAGACGACATAGAGACCAAGTTCTATGGGCAACGGGCAGAAAGGTCTTGGACTCGCCTCAAATTCGTCGATAGGAAGCAAGCCCTTAAGGAGTTGGCTACTTATGTTGGGATGATGAGGGGAGTAGCTCAAGCCGTAAATCTAAACCTGTCACCAGAGACAGAAGTACTGATGAAGGCCATCTTCTCTGCGGCCAAGGAAGGTAAGTTTGTTCCAGGCCATCCAGGGGAGATGATGAAGTCCGCTCGCACCACAGCAATCCATAACAGAAACAGACAGGAAGCTACGGGGAGAACCGTAGAAGACGGGAACCCTCCGGATGAGAGGTAGTTGCCTATTTATTAAGGTGGTGGTCCCATGATTGAAGCCCCACCTTCAGAATGGCTCGCCATCGCAGCCAAATATCCCCACCTCATCGGGTATATGGTAGGTAAGAATAAGCTCACAGTGCTGCATAGCCAGTGGATCTGGGAAGTATGGGGGCCAGAGGAGCATACAGCCCTTCAAGCCCACCGCGGAGCCTACAAGACCACCGCCATCACAGAGATCGGATGTATATGGTGGCTCCTATTCCATCCTAGTGATCGTATCGCCCTCGTGAGAGAGACTTGGACGGAAGCCGCCAACACACTCAAGACCATTGCCAAGTATATGCAGAGCGAGCCAATCCGCGCCCTATTTTACCTCGCACTCGGAATAGAGGTCAAGGCCATCACCAATAAAGATGGTAAGCTGGTTTTCAACTTCAAGGGTACGATCACCAAAGAGGGCTCGATCGATGCCTATGGTATAGAGCATGTACCTACTGGCTCCCATTACGACAAGATCATATGCGACGATATTATCACGATCAATAGCCGACTGTCCAAAGCCAAGCGGGAAAGGGTAAAACAAGGGCTATACGAAATTATCACAAACATCATCGACCCAGGAAAGCAGGTGATGGTCGTGGGTACACCATGGCATAGAGATGATGCTTGGGGGCTGAAGGGAGAGAGTGGCCAGATGGTGCTACCTACTCCTCACAAATATACGTGCTACGACACGAACATCCTTTCTGCCCAGGATATTGACAAGAAGAAGGATCTGACCACCTCCAGCCTATTTGCGGCCAACTACGAACTCCGCCACCAAGCCGACACTGATATGATATTCCATGAGCCTGCTAGGGGAGAATGGGATAAGTCACTCCGGCCTGTATCTGCGCAGCTCGACGCCAAGTTCTCCGGCAACCATTTCAACGGGCTTACCTTCATGGCCAAGAACCCCAAGACAGGCCTCATTCAAGTACAAGGCTGGGCCTTCCCAGATCACATAGAGGATAAGATCGACTGGGTGGTCCAGCAGTGCCAAGCCTATGGGGTGTCCAACTTGTTTATAGAAACGAACGCGGACAAGGGATACACAGGTAAGGCCATCTCCGCCAAGAAGATAGGTACTTATAAGGTCAATGTGGTTCACTATGCAGAGAAGATGAACAAGCATATCAAGATCGTTTCCTACCTCAAGCACTATTACGGGATCCTGATCTATGCTCATACCTGCGATACTGAATACATGTCGCAAACTATTGACTACCGGGAAGGGGAGGAGCCTGATGACTCCCCGGACTCAGCAGCCTCTCTTCTTCGAGAACGCTTCTACCCACTAGATCCAGAGTCGCTATCAAATGCGGCGCTATATGAAAATTAAGGAGATTCTGATGAACGACGCATTAACAAATACCGACGGCTGGGTGAACCTACTCTCCGGTCTCGGGATGAAGCAGGATAAGAGTAGGTACAACACCTTCAGTCCAGGCCTTCGCCTTCCCTCAGTAGTGTTTTCCAGCCTGTATGCCCGTAATGGCCTCGGCTCCCGTATTGTTAAGGTCGTCGCTGAAGACATGACCAAGGCTGGGTTCTCGGTTAATGGGGATGGTGATGGAAAGCTCAAAAAGGCACTGGAAGACCTTCGCTGGCAGTATCACATAGATATTGCCCTTCGGTGGACACGTCTATTCGGGGGAGCCCTCGTGGTTCTCGATATTGCAGATGGCGGAGCCTTGGACACGCCTATCAACTTCAAGGGTACCAAGTCCCCCAAGATCAATGGGATGAAGGTATATGCCGCCCCTCGGGTCGACCTCCAGCACCAGGATATTGTGACTGATGAGAAGAGCCCATACTTTGATCAAGTCGAGATTTTCCGAGTTAAAAAGCGGTTCGGAGGAGAATTCAAGGTACATGAAAGCCGGTGCCTAGTGTTCCATGGAGAGGCATCCCCGGATCTAGTGGAAGATGGACTGCTAGTAGAAGATTGGTATTGGGGGCAGTCAGTCATTCAAATGGTGTACGATGACCTCTCTGCCCTTGGTACAGTACTCCAGGGTGGCCAAGCCCTTGCACAGGAGTTCAGCATTGCCAAGTACAAGCTAACTAATCTTGCGCAAATCGTCTCGGAGAACGACTTTGCTGCCCTCAACCGGCGTATGGAATCCATCAACGCTAGTAAGTCCGTACTCAATGCAGTATTGCTAGGTAACGGGGAAGAGTATAGCAGAGATACACTAACTATGACCGGGTGGGATACAATGGTTGACCGCTTCTTCATGGTTCTCTCCGGCGTTACTGGTATCCCTGTGACCCGTCTGTTCGGCCGTAGTGCTGCAGGTATGAATGCCTCGGGGGATGGAGACCTTCAAACTTACTATGATATGGTCAAGGCCTTACAAGGCCTTCAGCTACAACCTCCTCTTCTCCGGCTTTGCCAGTATGTGAACAAGTCCATCGGTACACCAGTCAAGGAAGAGGAGCTCTGGGTCAACTTCAGTCCTGTATGGACACCTAGCGAGAAAGAGCTCATTAGTATGAGAAAGACTCAAGCAGAGACTGACCAGATCTACATCAACCTCGGAGTGCTCAATAATCAGGATGTGGCGGAAAGCCGGTTCATTGGTGGATACAGCTTCGAAACCTCGCTAGAGGAGCTCCCCGAGCTCCCCGCCTCTCCAGAGCCAGAAACCCCGCCACCAGAGCCTCCCACCTTTACAGAGCCATCACAGACAACACCACCAGAGCCCCCAACCCCTACCAAGCCGCTCCCTCCACCGGAGAAAACCAACAAGCCTGCCAATAAGGTAGCTCCTGACCCTACCAAGCCAGGGAATCCTCAAAATGGTGGCACCAGTGCAGCCAGAGGGGAGGAGAAGTGGGAACAGTAATCCACATTGATGTAGACTTGAATCCCATTCGGACGAAGGATGGTCGCTTTGGAGACAAGGCCTCCAAGTTCGACCCCATGACCTCAGCCAAGACAAGGCTCTCCAACCAGTTCTCAGAGCTCCGTAAGATGGAGAAGGAAGAGGCCGGCATGGAAAAGGGTTCTCCTGCACATATGCGTAAGGTAGCTGCGATCGAGAAGAAGCAGCAGGCGATCAAGGAAACCCAGGATATGATGGAAAGGCTGAAGGCCGAGCCTGTACAAGCCAACAAGCCTAAAGAGCCCGAGCCACCACCACCTCCGAAGGTTGACCCCTTGGAGAAGTTGAATATACCTCAACAGGTCAAGGATATCCAAAAGGACTTCCCCGAGTTATCTCCCGAGTTTGAATCAGCCATTAAGGATGGGATCGTATCTATGCGGGTACACACTAGCTCCCTTGTAGGTATCAAAACTCGGGGGGAGTTCCTCAACCAGCAAGAGATCGCCAAATCGGGTGGCCACTATGAGCCAGCATACAGAAAGCGGTTCGAAGATACCCTGATGGGTATCAACTCCGATGACAAGAAGGCCTATCCCAAATATGGATACCTCGATATAGATAAGAAAGCACACCTCTCCTCCGGTGCATTTGGAGCCTTGTCGGGGGCTTCCCATATACTCGACCAGTATGGCTTGGTGACTGTGCATTTCAATCCCCGTATAAAGGAGCGCACCACGGTCTCTTTCGGGGATAGCCTCGACGGCCTGCGTGGTCATCTAGGATCTACGAAGCCTTTCGCTCAAACGACCACATCCCCAGCCCAATTCCTCGGCCACGTGACTCCTATACTGGCCCCCAAGAATACGGAGGTCCGGTTTTGGGATAATCCGGAAGTAGAGAAGCCGGAAATGCGTAATCCCGTAGTCCATGCGTATACGGAGACCCAAGTTTACGGGAAGCTCTCTACTGGGGATATTGCAGGGTTCCGCGTATACGGATCGGCCCAAAAGGAAAAGATCGAAAAGCTGTTCCCTGGGGTTCCTGTAAAGGCCCAGAAACAAAGGCTATCCAAAGAACTCCTTCCCGAATACTTGGCAGGGTCGCCAGCTTCCGAGTTGGTCACATACAGCCCTGACACGAGAAAGCGAATAGCCTCCAGGGTTGGGGCGACCTATGCACCTAACCACCAACTCAAGCGTCCAAATTCTGTATTGGAGTCGGAATTCCTAAAGATGGATGCTCCCAGCCAAGCTGCCCACCTTGAAAAGATGAATAAATCGCTGGTGGAGGAATTCAGTAACCCCAAGATTAACCACTTCTCCTTGAAGATGGAGCAGGTCAACCCCTCTAAGTGGATGGGTAATGCAGAGCGGAATAAAGCAGAGAAGATCCATTTTAAGGAGCTGCAATCTAGTATAATGAAAACGGATAAGCTGAGAAAAGAGCTTGGTGCACTATTATCACCAGAGGAGGATTAAGATGAAAGCATGGGAAATGGTAATGGGCTCGAATATACTAATCAAGCGTGGCAACGGACTTGAGGTACTTGATCGGGGAGAGCTGACTATACGGCCAGCACCTATCCAAGACATAGATTCCTACCTGTTACGGGGAGCAGCCTTCCCAATTACAGATACAGAGGATTTGGAGGCAGCTCAGTATTGGCTCTCATTAGCTCAAGAAATCCCCGTATTGGCTGGGGCCCAAACTGATGAGCCTCAATTGGTAGAGCTACCAGAGGACGAAGAGGGAGCGGAGCTAGAGGAGCTCCCATGAACCTATTGAAACATCTGGTTGCCCTCAAGTTCA